GCGCGGTGAGCTATGGGTATAGCGGGGAGGACGATGAAAAAGCGTAACTTTGGCGAAGAGGTCTTTACGGCGTTGATCATGGTGGCGTTGGCTGTGGTGAGCATCGGCTTGGCGCTGTTGGTCGTGGGTCTGGTCTGGCGGGCGGCGGCCTGGGCCTGGGGGTTGGGCGGATGAGCAAACAGCGTCAACGGGGCAACGAGGCGGAGCGGGCCATCGCCAAGCGTCTGGGCGGCCAGCGTGTGGGGCACCTCGGCGGCGAGGACGTGGCGTTGCCCTGGCTATCGCTGGAGGTCAAGGAGCGGGAGAAATTTCCAGTCTGGCTGATTGATGCGATGGGTCAGGCCTGGGGCCACGCCAAGGCGGGGCAGTTGCCAGCGGTGGTGTTGCACACGTTGGGGACGCGGCACGACAACGACATGGTGGTGATGCGGCTGGCGGATTTCGAGGAGTGGTTTGGAGGTGATCATGCCCGCACAACTGACGGCCTGGCATTGTGAGCGCTGCCGCGTAACGCTGGCCGTGGTGAATGAGGCTGGGGAATTCGTCTTAGCCCAAGTCGGCGTGCATGGCGACCGTGAACATGGCCTACGGGTGATCTGCCCGCACTGCCAGTATCGGAACACCTGGGAAAGGGTTGACAAATTGCAACGCATCGAGTATAATGCAGCTAAGCCTGCATCATAGCAGGTAGGCGCGCCCCTTGGGCGTTACCGGCTTGAGCCACCGGAGACGGTTATCCGTCTCCGGTGTTTTTCGTTTAAGGTGGTTTATGACAAAACGCATCAGCAAACGCGATGATCTCGCCTCCGATCCGCACAACGCCAACAAGGGCACGGAACGCGGGCGTTACATGCTAGAGCAGTCTCTGCGTGAGTGCGGCGCAGGGCGGTCTGTCTGGAAAGAATGGTCGACATGGGGCTGGAACCGAGGTTGGCCGAGGCCAAAACTTGAGTTGTGGCATAGGCCACAATCCTGCATTTCGTGTTTTACGTATCGCGGCGGCCCTTTAAGGGCATAAGCATAGGGAGGGCTGGCGAGGTCTTCCCGTCTTGTACGGTCTATATGGAATCAATTGTAGTGTATTGTGCCCAAATGGGTGAGCGGAGCTTCAACCCAGGGCATTCTACAGGACTTTTGCTGAAAAGGCGAAATGCAGGATGTTTTTTGATGTTTTGCAGGGATTCTTGCAGAGCTTTTGCAGGGGTTCTTGCAAAATGGAAAGGGCTTGCAGGACGGTTCAGAGTGGCAAATCGGGGCACGAGCAACGGCCAACCCAACTTAACTGAGGCTCGACGTGAACGCGTCGCCGCTCTGACGCTGCGCGGGTTTACTGCGCGTGAGATCGTTGCCGCCCTGGGACGCGGGGAAACGCCGATGCTCAATCCCAAGACGGGGCGGCCCTACAGCATCGGCTCAATTGCACGCGATTTGATGGCGCTGAAACGCCGCTGGATCGAGGCCAGCCAGGAGGACTATGCCGCCGCTAAAGCGCGCCACCTGGCTGAGATCGGCGCGCTGAAACGGGCGGCGTGGGCAGCGAGTGACTTGGCTGCCATTGCGCGGGCGCTGGACAGAGAGGCGCGGGTGTGGGGATTTGACGCGCCTGTGAAGCAGGAGGTGACTGGGCAGGATGGTGGCCCGGTCGTGATCAAGGTCGTTTCCAACGTGGACTATGATGACCTATGAGTGGCACAAGCGACCAGGCGGCCTGGAGCTACGCGGCGCGGCGTTGGAGCTGTGGCGTTGCCGGGAGCACGAGGTGATTATCTGTGGCCCTGCCGAGACGGGCAAGACCTATGCGGCGCTCCATCGTCTGGACGCGCTGATGTGGAAATATCCTCACGCGCAGGGAGTGATTGTCCGCAAGACGTATAAAAGCACGGTGGCTTCGGTACTGCAAACCTATATGAACAAAGTCATCGCCAAAGACGCGGGGATCGCCGCCTATGGCGGGGAGCGCCCGGATTGGTTCGACTACCCAAACGGCTCACGGCTCTGGGTGGGTGGCATGGACAGCGCCGACAAGGTCCTCAGTAGCGAACGCGATTTTGTCTATGTCAACCAGGCGGAGGAACTAACCCTCGATGACTGGGAGACGCTAGGCACACGGTGCACTGGGCGAGCCGGTAACGCGCCCTGGGCGGGCCTGTTCGGGGATTGCAATCCAGCGACACAACGCCATTGGATCCGCGAGAGGGCGGCGGCTGGGCGATTGCGACTGTTACAATCCTATCATCGGGATAACCCGACGCTCTATGACGAGGCGGGGCAACTCACGCCGCAGGGGGAGCGGTCTCTGGCGGTGCTCAATGACCTGACGGGGGTGCGCCGCAAACGTCTCTTGGAGGGCGAGTGGGCCACAGCGGAGGGGGCGGTATACCCAGAGTTCAGCCACGAGACCCACGTGCGCGAGATAGCGCCGGAGCGTTTTGGTCGCTGGTTTCTGGCGGAAGACGAAGGCTATACCAACCCGGCGGTGGTGTTGCTGATCGGCATAGATGCCGACGACCGGCTCCATGTGGCCCGCGAGTTTTACCAGCGCAACGTTTTGCAAGACGCGGTGGTGGCGCTGAGCTTGGAGTGGGTACGTGAGTTTGGGGCCAGCTATGTTGCCGTGGACGCGGCGGCGGCGGGGTTAATCGCCGCACTGTGCGCCGTAGGCATCCAAGCGCGGCCCTTTAAGGGGCGGGTGCAGGACGGTATCGCGCTGGTGCGGGGGCGGTTGAAAGTGCAGGCGGACGGCCTGCCACGTCTGACGGTTGACCCGTCGTGCGTCAATACGATCAATGAATTTGAGAGCTATGTCTGGAAGCCGGAACGCGACGAGCCGATGAAGGAGAACGATCACGCGATGGACGCCCTGCGCTACGGCTGCGTTTCTGTGGGCGTGATGCTGACGGGAGCGCTGATGGCATGACGATCAGACAACGGCTACAGGCGGCCTATCGCGCCTACAAAATGGGGGCGGACATCGGGGCGGGCTATGGCGTGGCAGGCGATGACTACGCTCCGGCAGAGTACGGCAACTATATTGCCACCTCCAACCCCGTGTATGTGTGTGTCAACAAGCGCGCCAGGATGTTGCCCATCCTGCCGCCACGCCTCTATCGGCTCAACGCCCTGGGCGAGAAGACCGAGGTAACGAAGGGCAACCTCTGGGTGTTGCTGCGCAAGGCTAACCCGCAGTGGACGTTTAAAAAGCTGTTGCACTTTACCGAGATGGACTTGTGCCTTTGGGGGTCGGCGGTGTGGTTCCTGGAACGCGGGGCCAGTGGGCGGGGGCCAGTGCGCGAGATGTGGCGCGCCCGCCCAGACCGTGTAACCCAGGTTCCCCACGCCACAGATTATATCAGCCACTACGCCTATCGCACGGCGTGGGGCCAGGAGCTGGACTTTGCGCCAGAGGAGACGGTCTATTTTGCCTATCCCAACCCAATAGACGAATTCCAGGGGTTAAGCCCGCTGGCGGCAGCGCGCCTGGCGGCGGACGTGGCCTCGGCAGCGCAAAAGTCCAACCGGGCCATGTTTGCCAACGGATTGAACCTGGGCGGCATTATCAAGCCGAAGGCTGGCGGCGTGTTCACACCGCAGCAGGCCAAAGATTTGGAGGAGGACATCTCTCGGCGCTTCCGCGGCGCCGACAAAGCCCACAAGTGGGCGGTGTTGCGCTTTGAGGCTGAAATGCAGCCTGGGGGTATCACGCCAAAGGACGCCGAGTACCTGGGCGCGCTGAATTTCAGCCTGGAAGAGGTTTGCCGCGCCTACGACGTGCCGCTCGACCTGGTGGGCGGTCAACGGACGTACCAGAACGTTGAGGCGGCGTTGAAGGCTATGTGGACGCAGTGCCTGTTGCCGGAGGCGGGGTTCATCGCCGACGAGTTGACTGGGCAACTGCTGCCGCTATTCCCCGGCGAGGCGGACGTGGTGGAGTTCGACAGCAGCAAGATTCACGAATTGCAGGAGGACCGTGAAGAAGTTGTGAATCAGATTGCCACGCTGAACCGTGTAGGTGTGCCGTTGAACGCGCTGCTCAACGAATTTATGCCCAGCCTGCTACCGGATGCCGAGGGCTATGCCTGGGGCGACGCCTGGTGGGCACCGGGCGGAGTTATGCCGGTGTCGAGCGCGGAGGCCCCAGCGCGACCGGAGCCGCTGCCAAGCCAGGAGGCTGAAACTGAACCCGTTCCCGAGCGCGGGCACCGCGGTGCGCCGACGGGCTGGGAGTATGGCGGCGCTGAGCATCGGCGGGCGTGGGGGAAATTCGTGCGGACGGCGGAGCGCCAAGAGCGCAAGATCACCAAAGTGGTGCAGGGGCTTTTCAAGCGCCAGGAGGAGTCGGTCAAGGCGAAGTTGGAGGGCGCGGGCGATATAACGCCCGCCTATGATCCGTTCGACCGTGACGCCTGGGAAAAGACGTTCCGCAAAGAGGTTCGACCCGTTATGGCTGAGGTCATGGCTGAGGCCGCCGAGGATGCGCTAGACGATCTGGGGCTAGGCCTGGTGTTTGACATCAACGAGCCACGGGTG